GTTCTTCGTCAGCCATTCGAAGGTAATTTTCATTTTTCCCGCAGTACTGTACCTGTACTTTAGTACCTTTATTTATTATTTACTTGGTTTGTTTTTGCCAGATGGGATTTGGTGGACACGCCTAGACTAGCTGAATTCAATCAGCTAACCCTTCAGATGGGACCCGGAGCCACATCGCCCGTCAGCCTTTCGACCAGAGGTGCTAACTTCGACGCCTCTTTATGCGCTCTTTCAGGTCTTTGCCACCAGTTGCGCTCTCCACTCTGATCCCTGTTGCCTTCCTTACCAGATCAGGTGCAGCCACAAAAGAAAAACCCTTACGGCTGGGTTTCAGGTCGCGGCGGTGTAAACGGATATCGACGAAAGAAAATATCAGTTTCAACAACCGAAACCCATGCGTAAGGGTTCAATCTTTCGTCAACATCCGTCAGCCGCCACAACTGACCGCCCTTTTGAGGCAGGGGAATCTTATGTCACCCCATGTCATTCCCGCAAGGGGGTATAACAAAAAAACCCTAGAATTTACATATATTTACCACTGGTATCCATATCTCCCACATTCGGTAGTAAAAAAAGTGTGCGAATGTTGGAAAAAAGTGTTGACATGGGGTAATCGTTTAATTTAAAGTTACACCATCAACAACACGGAGGCAGACATGGAACTCTTTAACCGCGATGGCAAACTCTTCACCGGCACCCCTGAAATCAACGAGAAAGGCAAGCCTTACACGCAGGTCAATATCCATTGCGACCGCTGCCATGTAATCGGTGGTCAACGCCTGTGGATCATGGGTATCGAAAACAACCGTCCGTGGAGCAAGACTGGTTTTGACTGCTGGACATGCGGCAACACTGGCGTCCGTAAAGTTGTGGATGACCGGCTCTACACGGCAGAAGAACTTGCCAAGCTAAACGCCAGCGCGGAGAAACGTGCCGCCAAGCGTTTTGCGGCAGAGCAAGCAGAAGCTGCTCGCAAAGCAGCCGAGCGCGTTACCGCTGAAGCCGCCTACCGCGCCGCCAATGCCGATTTTCTGGCAAAGCTGGCAACACTCTGCACCAATGACGGCAGCGCTTTTTGGGATCGTCTTGCTGGGGATATGCTGGCAACGCTCAGAACGCCTACAGCGCGTCAGATTGAATTGGTTGAGGGTGAGGTAGCCAAACGCGCCAAAAATGCAGCCAGCGCGTTTCTAGGGGCTGTTGGCGATAAGATCGAAATGACCATCACCATTGAGCGCGTCATCAACATTGGCGACCGCTGGATGCCCTGCTATATCAGCATCTGCCGCGATTCCAATGGTAATGTGGTGACTTACAAGGGAACGGCGGCTGTGATGCTGGATACAGACGGTGAATTTAAAGTCCGCGCCACGGTCAAGGAACATACCGTTTATAACGGCGTAAACCAGACCGTAATCCAGCGTCCGAAACTTTTGGATAGCGTAATTTAATTTAACGGGGGGCTTCGGCCCCCTCAACTGGAGAGTAGACATGAACCGCAAAGAACTGATCGAAGAAATGGCAGACGACATTACCAGTGGAATTCGGCGTTATCTGTCGATGGCAAATATCATTGACTGCATGATGGATGATGGCGATCTCGATCCCAGTACCGTAGCAGGTATGTTGTCCTCTAATGAGGATGTTCGTATCGACTGCCGTGATCGACTGGTAAAACAGGTTTATGATTACGCCATAGACTTTTTCACGACAGATACCATTGGTATCGAGTTTATTGATGATAAGATGGCAGAGATCGAGGCAGAGGAAGATGAAGCTGCGCGGGAGGGCGTATGAGAATCATCACTGAGTTTGTTTACCCGCCTATTCCAATCCGGCGATACGACTGGAATGCTGTCAGGGAGGGATACGACGAGGGCGACCCTGTAGGCTGGGGTGCGACGGAGCAGGAAGCGATCAACGAATTACTTGAACTGGAGGCAGCATGAACGCAAAAGATGTGGCAATGGCTGTAAATTTTTTGAAGACTTTTAGGGATTCATCGTCTGCCCCTGTGTCGGAATTTAGCGACCTTGTTTGCCTGATTGCGCGAATGCAATTTGCGCTGGATAGGATTGAGATTCCTGTCGAAAAGGAGGCGGCATGACCACGTTACCCAAAAGCTGGCCTTTCCCGATCCAGCCGCCAAAGCCGCTGACAGAAAAAGAGTTGCGGGAACTTGCCTACAAGGAAGCAGAAAAAGCTCCCTTCTAGTTGACACATAAGGAAAAAAATATATAATTAAATTATAGAGGCGTAATGCGTCCGTTTTCCGCCAAAAGCGATTGGGACGATTATGCTTCCCGCGCCAAAAAGCGCGGATAAACCTGTTGGCTACCCCTTCCCCTCCCAAATCCTCCGGGGGTAAGCGCAACGCCGGATCAGTAACCGGCATCTTTTTGTAGCCAATTACTTTGGAAAAAGGAACGGAATATATGCCTAAAACCGCACAGAACGCCGCAGGAGAGGCTCAGGCATTGTCGGAAGGGGATAGCCCCAAAAAGCCCCGAAAACCCGCCAAAAGCGATTCTGATGCGAAAATTGAATATCTTCCCGTATCCCAGTTAATTCCCTTTGCAAGAAACTCCAGAACTCACGATGACGCGCAGGTAGCGCAGATTGCCGGAAGCATCCGTGAATTTGGATTTACCAATCCTGTATTGATTGATTCCGCTAACGGGATCATTGCTGGTCATGGCCGAGTATTGGCCGCAAGAAAGCTCGACCTAGAAAAAGTCCCCTGCATACGACTGGAACATCTCACGGATGCCCAGAAACGGGCTTACATCATCGCGGACAATAAGCTGGCTCTTAACGCGGGGTGGGATAACAATTTATTGTCGCTGGAGTTCAAGGATTTAAAGGATTTGGATTTTGATCTATCCTTGACTGGGTTTTTGCCGGATGAAATTAATGCTTTACTTGCGCCGGAACAGGTCGAGGGATTAACGGACGAGGATGCTGTGCCGGATGTTCCGATTGATCCGGTAACCAAGCTTGGAGATATATGGATATTGGGCAATCATCGGCTGATGTGCGGGGATTCCACTAGTATTGATGCGGTGGAGAAGCTGATGGGCGGCGAGAAGGCAGATATGGTTTTTACTTCACCGCCATATAATGCAAACGCAAAGGCTGGTCAGGGCGATATTTTCAATAAGAAAAAAAGTGTTAAACTTTACGCTGATGGGTATTCAGACAACCTTCCTTCGCAGGAATATATTGATTTTGCATCTTCTGTTTTGGAGATTTGCTTTTCTGTAACTGACGGTTTTATATTTTGGAACGTCAGCTATAACGCAAAATCAAGATTTGAATATATCCAGCAAATAGTGAATAGGCTTCCATATTTGGTTGAACAAGTTTGTTGGAAAAAAACAAGCACAATCCCATTCAAAGGTTCATTAATGCGAGATTGGGAGCCAATTTATATTTTCTCAACAAATAAGCAGCCAGTTGCAGTTAAATCTGTAACAAGCAACTTTTGGCAGGTTAGCAACACCGGAGCGCAAACGGAGAACCACAAGGCTTGTTTCCCAGTCGAACTTCCTGAGCGTGGAATATCTATTGTTGCAGAAAATACCGGAATTGTTTTTGACCCATTTGGCGGAAGCGGGACGACTTTAATCGCATCCGAAAAAACCGGACGCCACGCCCGTCTCATGGAACTCGATCCGAAATATTGCGACGTTATCGTTCAACGCTGGCAAGAATTCACCGGAAAGACAGCAATTCTTGAATCTACTGGCGAACCGTTTATTCCGGTCAAAAAGGCCGCATGATTGGCACAATAAAAGGTTAAATTATGGCTCAGAAACCGCATAAGCCTACGGATGATATGCGTAAGCAGGTAGAGCAGGCATCTGGATTAGGTTTGCCGCATGACCAGATAGCTGCGCTTATTGGGATCAGCGACGAGACGTTGCGTAAATACTATCGGGCTGAGTTGGGTATAGGTAAGGCTAAGGCATCTGCCACTATTGCCAAAACGCTATTTAACAAGGCGCAGGGTGGGGATACGACCGCGATGATCTGGTGGACTAAGGCGCAGATGAGGTGGTCTGAGGTGCAGCGGCATGAACTTACTGGCGCTGATGGCGGGGCAATTAAGACGGAATCCAATATTTTCGAGGAATTGCTCAAGAATATCGAACTTACCCGACAATCTGACGATTAATGCTGCGATGCAACGCAGGGGCTATTGTGCGTTTTAGTGTCAAAAAAATCGGGTGAGTATCTTTTCTCATGCTGCATTGCGTCAATAATTAAATTATTGGGAGCAATATTTGAATCCGTGGAAACGTAAAGAGGTAATCGGAGACGCCACGCTATACCTTGGCGATTGTCTGGAAATCCTGCCGACGCTTGGAAAGGTAGACGCGGTGATTACTGACCCGCCGTATGGGGAAAAGACACACGCGGGCGCTAGGACTGATAGCGGCGAGACCAAGCTAATTGAATTTGCCAGCATAGATGACGCTACGTTTCAGCGGTTCTGCCGCATGGCGGTCGATCTCTCTAATCGGTGGGTAATCATGACCTGCGAGTGGCGGCACGCTTCCAAAGCGGAAGAATCTGGATTGCCGGTTATACGCCTCGGCGTATGGATCAAGCCCAATGGTATGCCGCAAATGACGGGCGACCGTCCGGCTACGGGATGGGAGGCCGTTCTGCTTATGCACAGAAGCGGTAAAAAACGCTGGAACGGTGGCGGCAATCCGGCTGTATGGGTGTTTAACAAGGAGAACGGCGAGCACCCAACGACAAAGCCGCAAGGGTTGATTCGCAAATGGCTAACGCAATTTACGGACGCTAATGAAACCGTATGCGATCCCTTCATGGGCAGCGGCACAACCGGAGTCGCCTGCGCCAATCTCGGTCGCAAGTTCATCGGCATTGAAATCGAGCCTAAATACTTCGACATCGCCTGCGAGCGTATCGACAACGCATATCGACAATCACGCATGTTTGCATAGTTAAATGACTAACGTAGCAGAAATCCTGAAGTCAGAGGATGTCCGCAAGCAATACGGTCTTTTATCGCCGGAATACAGGGCGGGTTTTGAATGGCGTGCCAGATGGTTGATGACTGCTCACAAGCACCAGATAGTTCCGGCTGGGGAGTGGTGGGCTATCTGGCTTTTGCAGGCCGGAAGGGGGGCCGGGAAAACGCGCACAGCTTCAGAACAGGTTGGATGGTGGGCATGGAGTGAGCCTAAGACCCGTTGCCTAGTGGCTGCTCCGACATCCTCAGACGTTCGTGGCACCTGTTTTGAGGGTGACTCAGGGTTGATTAATGTAATCCCGCAGCCGCTGATTAAAGACTATAACAAGAGCCTGCATGAGTTGACGCTGGTCAACGGGAGTCTGATCAAAGGTATTCCCGCATCCGAGCCTGAGCGTTTTCGTGGAGCGCAATGGCATTTCGGGTGGGCCGATGAATTAGCTGCTTGGGACTATCTTCAGGACGCATGGGATCAGATCATGCTGTCCGTCCGCTTGGGGAAACGGACGCGGATCATCTGCACGACCACGCCGAAGCCTAAAGACCTACTGATAGAACTCAACGGCAGGGAAGGCGACGATGTTGTTGTCACCAGAGCCAGCACTCATGCCAATTTAGCAAACCTCTCTCCGACCTTCCAGAAGCAAATCCTGCAATACGAGGGAACGAAGCTGGGCAGGCAGGAGATTTACGCTGAGATCATCGACCCCGAAGAATCGGGTATTGTGAAGCGGGAATGGTTCCAGTTGTGGCCTGCTGACAGACCGCTGCCCAAGTTTGAATACATCATCCAGTCGTATGACTGCGCGACATCTGACAAGACGCAGAACGATCCTACCGCATGTATCGTGCTGGGAGTATTCAAGCCGCTGGATGCGCCGATGTCTGTGATGATGATAGATTGCTGGCAAGAAAGGTTGCAGTATCCGGACTTGCGGCCAAAGGTCATAGCGGAATATGAGGTTAGCTATGGCGCGGAGGAAGGTAAGTCTATTGGTGGCAAAAAGGTGGATGTAATCCTTATTGAGGACAAGTCAGCCGGTATTAGCCTGATACAAGACCTTCAGAGGGCTTATCTGCCTGTTCAAGCTTACAACCCCGGCAAGGCAGACAAGATACAGCGGTTGTCTATCGTGGCGAATATCATCCAAGCCAAACGGGTTTGGGTGCCAGAATCCAGCAACAGGAAGGGATACGTTAGGGACTGGGCAGAAGGATGTATAAGCCAGATATGTGCCTTCCCAGAAACCACACATGATGATTTTTGCGATTGCCTTTCGCAATCCCTGAGGTATCTTCGTGACGCTGGGTGGTTGGACATAGACCCGCCGCCTCGCTATGATGACGACGATTATGTCGAAATAAAACGGCAGTCGCGGGGAAATCCTTATGCCCAGTAAATTTGATATATTAAAACAATTAGCGCAAATTGCTGCAAAGCCATCTGTAAATCGGATTGACATGGCTTTTAAAGATGTATCGCAACGCATTCCTGAGTTGACAACCGCAGCTAATCTATTGAAATCTGGACAATTAAGCGCAGAAGAATATGCGCGAATTGTCAATGCATTAAAACCTGTTAAGCCTTACGATTTTATTCCAAAACCCGCTACAAAATCGGAGGCAATAGGTGCTTTGGCAGAACCTAAGAAGCCTGCTTATGGCGGAACAAAACAAATGGAGGCGGGTGAGCGTGCGGATTTAAGGCTGGACATTCCCGCGTATACACAGCATGGAGTATGGGTTAATTCTATTCACAGGAAAGATGCGCCTACCGTTTACAGTTCAACGTCTTCAGTAGATAAGCCTGAGATGATTTTGCCGCAAGAGAAGGCGATGAAGGTTGCTACTGGCGAAACTGCCAAGTCTCCGTTTGCGGTTATTCGTGGCGAATGGAATCCTCTAAGTGAAGGCGAGGCTGTAAAGGGCGCACAAAAGTATTTGAATGATCCTGATTGGATTCAAGTAGGAATGGATCCTGAAAGACATAGTTACTTTTACGACCGTAAAACCATGCAGCCTGTTGTCGGTGGAGAAAAGGCTATTCAAGTTGGGCCATTAGTTTTGGTAAAAAATCCGTTATATGCAGACCAGAAAGATTTTAAATTTTCGTCTGGCGGCAAAGTATCCCAAGACGCCATGAACATGGCGATCATGAACCAGAAGGTGCAGAGGAAGGCAGAAGGATCGTCTGCTGATGACTTCGAGTTGAAACGCTCTGCCGCAGGTTCTGTCATGCCGTTAGAGGGCGAGATAGAAGCGGCAATGAGGGCAGCTACGGTAAACCCCTTGCTAGCTCGTCAGGCTGCGCGTAGGCGTGGTGAATATGTCCCTGAAGCGCCGCAGATGCCTGTTGAAGAGCCGCAGGCAACCATCAAGCCATACGATCCCACTTTCAGGCAAAAAGCGGCTGAACTCATTGAAAGGGGATTGAGGAGCGTCTCTCCGGCAGATAGAGCTAGAGCCATTGCTCAGGAAGGAATAATGGGGGTTGGTGGATTAGGCGTGGCTGATTTTGTTCCTTTTATTGGGACAGGAATGGCGTTGCAGGAAGCCCAGAGGGGGATAGAAGAGGCTCGTCGTGAAGGTAAGCCGGAAGAGGCATGGGCTGAGTTATTGGGGGGTGTTGCTGCTGCTGCGCCGGGTATCGGGCCGACCGTGAAGATGGCAAAGCCTGTATCCAAAGCCCTAGCTAACGAAGCCGCCTACCGTATTTATCAAGCTATGGAACGAGGCGAGGGGCCGCTTGCCGGTGCGCTGGCTGGTGTAGCGCCGAGGAAGATGATTCCGCCAAGTATTGCTGAATCATTGTCTACAAAAAGGTCTTTGCCTGAAGATGATTTGTTCAAGAAGGCAATAGAAAATACTTCTGGGGCAAGGATTACTGATCAAGGTGTGATTATTCCTTTGGAACGCAGACAAGTTCCAGAACAGATTGGAGAGCCTTCTGTTCGTGGTGGAGTATTTTATTTGCCTGAAGGTTCCGAGCAAATGAAATATTACACTGGTCGTGGTGGATATGGCGGCAAAGAAAAGATTTCTGGAGAAACCCTGATATCAAATCCTTTATTCGTCAAAGGATCGACTGGCGGCAAGGCTCCGGAAGCTGCTTATGATAAGTTGCTTGGTAAAGGCGCTTATCAAAAAATGCGAACAGATGCTTTGCATTGGAGTGGTGGCCCTAAAGACATAAGAGAAGAAGCGGTAACTAAGTTTTTGAATCAATATGCGCCAGAAATGGCAGATCAGGCTTGGTATATTTTGCAAAACAGCAAACAAGGTAATCAGCTTGCTTATGCTTTGCAGGAGGCTGCTGTAGGAAGCGCGGCAAGAAAAGCTGGTTATGATGCAATTTTGGGATATGGAACATCAAGAAAAACAAAACAACCATTTATCTCTGAGGTTTTTGATGTAAGAGAAATAAATTATCCAGCAAAAGGAATGGAGCCAGAAATTTGGCCTGAATACAAAGCAGAAGGTGGCATCACATCTGATGACTTGATCATTGAGGAGAATCCGCTGTGAATCCTCTTGCTACCTTAGTTCGCGGTATTGGTGAAGTCGCCCAAAAGGGAAAGCCTTTCTACTCGCCTATTGATAAAGCCATTTCAGAGATTGTCCAGACAAAGGGAACTGGGGATCAGATGCTTGCCCAGATTCTCAAGACTAAGGGTGTTGCCAAAGAGTTGAAAGAGCGTCCTGCTATCAAGGCCGCATTGCAACAGCCCAAGATAACGAAGGCTGAGTTGGAGAAGGTTGCCGCAGAGAACCCGCCGCCAGAAGTATTTGAGAAGGTAGATAGAGGGCCGTCAGAGGCGAAATACCGCGTAGAACATGATGACGTAACCGACAGGTATGTAGTTCTTGACGATTACAGCGATATTGTTAAGTCATTCCGTAACTATGATGACGCTGAGTCTTATGCTTACAAGCTAGGATCGGGTACGGCACAGTATGAGAAATGGCAGCTACCGGGCGGGGAGAACTACCGCGAGATAAAGCTGATGTTGCCGTTAAACAAAAGACTTGAATTTGTAGATAAACGAATTAATGAGCTTCAACCGATTATCAATCAACAACCAATTGGAATAACTCCTGAAAGACAAGAATATTCAAAACTTTGGGAAGAAAAAGAATTATTAAATAAAAGTAGTGGTTACAAATCCTCCCACTTTGATGAGCCTAATGTCTTAGCCCACGCAAGGGTATCTGACAGGACTGGCCCTAATGGAGAAAAGATACTCCATGTGGAGGAGATTCAGTCTGACTGGCATCAGACAGGGAGGAAGAAGGGGTACGTAGATGAAAAAGAAAAACAGTTCATTAAAGACAAGTTAGCCCGTGGCGAAGACCTAACAAAAGATGAAGAGAGGGCAAGACTGCGTTACCTGAAAGCAGATGCCGTCCCCGACGCTCCCTTCAAGCAGAACTGGCACGAACTGGTGATGAAGCGTTTGCTTGATGACGCCGTGAAAAAAGGCTACGACAAGGTTGTTATTACGCCCGGAGCGGAGCAGGCGAAGCGATATAGCCTCAGTAATGCGGTTGACGAAATAAATGTGGTTGGTAGAACACATGCTTTAACCGGAGAGCAAACAAAACAAGTTGCACTAGACACAAAAGATGGTCGCTCTCTGCGGCTTGGGGTTGCTGCTGACGGAACAATTGACAATGTAAGCGACAGTGCAATTGAGGGTTTTCTTGGCAAAAAGTTAGATGAAGTTGTTGGGAAAGATGTTGCCAAAAACATCATGGAAGGCGGAACGCAAACGATTTCTGGCCTCAACCTGCAAGTCGGCGGCGAGGGCATGAAGGGCTTCTACGACCAGATGCTGCCTGCTTTCCTGAACGACTACGGCAAGAAGTGGGGGGCGAGGGTTGGTCAGTATGAAATTTATCCTTATGAAATAGCTGAAAAACGAAAAGAACTAATAAATAATTTAATTAAACAAGGAAATACTCCGGAATCAGCGGAAAAACAGGCTCTTGGAATATATCCAGAAAAAGAACCATCAATTTTATTGCATTCCTTCGACATCACCCCGCAGATGCGCGAGGACATAGTAGGAAAAGGCCAGCCGCTGTATCAAGCTATCCCTGCTGGGGTAGGGGCTGGAACGCTTGCAGCGCCGCAGGAAGAATCTCCTTCTGAATATGATCGTGGCGGGATAGTTAAAAATGTAATTAAGTCTCTTTTGCCTAAAGGACAGCAGGCTGTGCTTCCTGCGGCTGAGTCTGCTGCGAATCTTGATCGCTTCCTTTCCGAGAGCAAGGTTCCGATGCGCTTATATCACGGCACTACAACAACAGAGGGCGGTAAAGGAGAGGAAGCCATACGAAGGATAAAACCAAGCAAAGAGGGCGCTCTTGGGTCTGGATCGTATCTAACTCCAAAACCTTCTTATTCTTCTGGATATGCAGAGGGCGTTGGTGGGAATATTTTGCCTGTTCATGCTCAAATAAAAAATCCATTGATTATTGAGGGTAATGGAGACCCAATGATTGAGGCTTTAATCAAGTTGGGAATGGATGAAAATAAAGCCGTTAAAATGGTCGAGCGAGCTTATGAAAATAAAGGATATATCGGTAAGGAAGTTGAGAGCCGCGCTCGTTCTGCCGGATATGACGGACTTATGCAATATCGCAATGGTGATCTTAACGAAGTTGTTGTTTATAACCCAAACGCAATCAAAAGTGCGATTGGAAATCGTGGAACATATGACATAACAGAACAAGATTTAAATAAAGCCAAAGGCGGTTCTGTAAACATGGATGCCATGCGTATGGCTGTAATGAACAAACAATTAAGGAAACGTCATGGCTGAGATGCCCATAGAGCAGGATTACGGTCGCAATATTGACGGCATTACCATCAATGCAGATGGTGGTGCTGATGTTGAAATTACGGAAGCGCCGCCGGATGTAGAGGAGTTGGAAGATGGTTCTGCTATTGTCACGATGGAAGATTACAAGGGGCCGGAAGAAGCACCTGACTTCTACGAGAACATGGCAGAAAGCTATGATCTTCAGGAGTTGAGCAGTCTTGCCATTCGATACCTAGACCTTATCGACAAGGACAAGGATGCGCGTAGTGAGCGCGACAAGCAGTATGAGGAGGGTATCAAGAGGACTGGTATGGGGAATGATGCCCCCGGTGGTGCTACATTCATGGGTGCCAGCAAGGTTGTGCATCCTGCGATGACGGAAGCCTGTATTGACTTTGCTGCGAGGGCGATTAAAGAGATTTTCCCGCCTGATGGCCCTGTCCGCACCAATATTATCGGTGAAGTAACCGAGGATAAGACCGAAACTGCCGAGCGCAAGCGGGATTATCTTAACTGGCAGTTGACGGAGCAGATCGAAGAGTTCCGAGACGAGCAGGAACAGATGCTGACTCAATTGCCTTTGGGTGGATCACAGTTCCTGAAGCTCTATTGGGATGACCAGAAGAAGCGCCCTGCTGCTGAATTCCTTCCGATTGACAATGTTTACCTGCCTTTTTCGGCGGTTTCGTTCTACACGGCACAACGGGTTACTGAGGTTCAGGATATTTCAGAGTGGGAATTCAAGAATCGCATCCGTCGCGGGCTGTATAAGGATGTAGAAATCATTCGTGCGGCGCTGGAACCGGAAGAAAGCCACGCTGAGAAGGCTAATCAGAAGGTGGAGGGCAAGAAATATCAGGATAACGAAGACGGTTTGCGCCGTGTCTTCCACATTTATACGTGGCTGGAACTGGAAGATGACAAGCATTCTAAGGGGGAGATGGCTCCTTACATCCTGATGATCGACAAAAACGATATGGAAGTGGTTGGTCTGTATCGGAACTGGGAGGAAGGTGACGAAACGCTGACCAAGCTGGATTGGATTATCGAATTTAAGTTCATTCCGTGGCGGGGGGCGTATGCGATTGGCCTTGCACAGCTTATTGGAGGGTTGTCTGCGGCTCTCACTGGTTCTTTGCGTGCTTTGCTGGATTCTGCCCACATCAATAATGCTGCGACTATGCTCAAGCTCAAGGGCGGAAAGATGTCAGGGCAGTCCCAGCAGGTTGAAGTCACTCAGGTAGTTGAGGTTGAAGCTGGGCCGGGGGTAAACGACATTCGTTCTGTAGCCATGCCGATGCCGTTTAACCCGCCTTCTGCGGTTCTTTTCCAGCTTCTAGGCTGGCTCAGTACTGCGGCGAAGGGAGTTATTACTACTTCCGAGGAAAAAATCGCTGATATCACCAATAATGCGCCTGTGGGGACTACTCAGGCGTTGATTGAGCAGGGTGCAGCGGTATTTTCAGCTATTCATGCTCGTTTGCACGCTTCTCAGGCGCGTGTTTTGATGGTTTTGCAGCGGATTAACCGTTGGTATCTGGACGAGCAGAAGAAAGGCGACGTAATTGCCGATTTGCCGATCCAAAGGAAGGATTTTCAGCGTAATGGCGACGTAATTCCGGTATCTGACCCGCACATTTTCTCTGAAACGCAACGGATGGCGCAGACGCAGGCGGTTTTGTCACTGTCTGACAAGTATCCGCAGTTGTTTGACCAGCGTGCGGTGGTTGGAAGGGCGCTAAAACAGTTGAAGGTGCCGAATATTGACGAGTTGATGCCGCAATATCGGAAACCAATTGAGCTTAATGCCGCAGATGAGAATGCCGCGATGGTTATGGGGCATCCTGCTGTTGCCTATCCGCGCCAAGACCATATTGCTCACATCCGTAGCCATCTGGAGTTCTTCCAAAACCCGCTATTGGGGTCGAATCCGATCATGGCACCGATGTTTGTGCCTGCTGCCATTGAGCATTTGAAGCAACACATCATGCTTTGGTATACGCAGTCTGTCCGTACGTATGCCCTGAAGCCTGCTGGTCTGGATAAAGAGAAATATGAGGACTCTAAACTGGCTCCTGAGATTGATCGCGTGGTTGCTGTTGCAGCGCAGCACGTTGGTATGGATTCTCAGGAGATTTTGGCTCCGTTCATGCAGACGATGCAGCAGATGATGCAGATGGCGCAGAAGTTCAAGCCGCAGCCGCAGATGGATGGCGAGGCTCAGGCTGTGTTGCAGGCGTCTATGGCTGAGACTCAGCGCAGGGCGCAGCGTGATCAGGCTGACATTAAACTTAAAGCCGCTCAGATGCAGCAGGATATGCTGGAGCAAGGCAAGAAGCAGCAGTTTGAGGCTGCACAGAATACCGAGAAGTTATTGACTGAAGAACGGCTGAAGACGCTGGATTTGACGGTTGATGCTGCGCGGTTGAAGAAGGAGCAGGGGGAATCTGCAATTGCCCTGCAAAACGAGTTGCAACGTAACTTAAACAAAGGAGTGTGACATGGCAACGAGCGATAAAGAGCAGAAAAGCGTAGAAGTGCCGCAACACAAGCGGATTGCAATGGGTGAGAAGCTTGATGGCACCAGTTATCAACCGAAAGGCGACAGCCAGAAAGGAATCGAAGAAAAGAATAAATAATGCGCTATGTAGAGGACTTTATTGGCGGCATTAAGGCTCGACAGGCTGAAATAAGCCATTCACTGACTGCTGGAACAGCGGTTGATTACGACTCTTATTGCCGTCTTGTTGGTCATCATGCAGGGCTTGCAGAAGCTCTTATGATCCTTGATAACTTGTTGAAGGAAGATGATGATGGAAATGAATGAAGAGTTGAAAGAGGCGTTTCCGGAGATTGACCCCGGTGCGAAGCCTCTGGGAGCGCGTATTCTTGTTCAGCTTCGTAAGCCGAAAAAGAAAATGACTTCCTCTGGTATTGTTTTGGTGCAGGAAACGAAAGAAACCGAGAAAGTCCAGAACGTGGTGGGCAAGGTAGTGGATATTGGCCCGCTGGCGTTTAAAAAGCGCGATACGATGGAGCCGTGGCCGGAAGGTTCGTGGTGCGATAAGGGTGACTACCTGCGGTGTCCAAAGTGGACAGGTGACCGCTGGGAAGTAAAGTTGCCTGACGCCGTAGACGAGGACGATAAAGTTGAGTTCCTCATTCTTAACGACCATGAGATTGTCGCCAAGATTACGGGCAATCCGCTTTCTGTGAAGGCTTTCGTATGAGCGACCAGATCGAAAAGCCTGAAGAGCAGGCAGAAGAAAAACTGGTAGTCCAAGAACAACAGGACGGTAGTGTAACTGTTGAGGGAATACCAGAGGTAGAGGCAGAGGGCGAAGATAAGCCCGAGCAGAAGGCAGAAGATAAAGCTGAAGGTGGTGAGGTTCCGGAAGACGGTGGTGACGATCATCCGGACGATACTGAGGCTATTCGTGCTGCGCGTCGTGAGAAGCGCAAGCTGAAGAAGCAGTATCACCGTCAGCAGCAGGCTGAGAAAGACCTGCGTTATAACCAGTTGGTGCGTCAGAATCAGGAGTTGCTACAGCGTCTTTCGGCGGTGGAGCAAAAGACTCATGGTTCTGAGTTGGCGCGGGTAGATAAGGCGATTGAGGATCATCAAGTTCGCCTGCAATACGCCAAGATGAAGATGGCTGAGGCAGCATCTTCTAATGATGGCGAGGCAATGGCTAATGCTCAGGAGATGTGGTACGACGCCCGCCAGAAGGTGGAGGCGTTGGAAAACCTGCGTAGGCAGGCTGCACAGCCTCCGAAACAGCAGCCGATTGCGCCTGACTTGGCTATCCAGCGTAATGCTGCTGCTTGGATGGAGCGTAACGACTGGTATGACCCACAGACTAAGGATGTGGATTCCAAGATTGCAAAAGTGATTGATGAAGGTCTGACTGCTGAGGGTTACGACCCTCGTTCTCAAGAGTATTGGGAAGAGCTTGACAGTCGCTTGCAAACTAGGTTACCGCACCGTTATACTGATGAAGCAGAAGAGAAAACTGTTGTCAAGAGACCGAGGAGTGCCGTTATTGGATCAGGGCGAGAAAGTGCAGCGAGTAGTGGAGGGCGTAACACGTTTACGCTTTCAGCGGATCAAGTCCGCGCCATGAAAGATGCCGGAATGTGGGAAGACCCCGCACTTCGCGCCAAGATGATTAAACGATACGCTAACGAAGCACGCCAAAGGAGATAACAAATGGATTCTCGTCTTAAAAAGAGTTTGAATGCTGGTGGGCGCGAGACCCGCGCTAGTCATGATTCAGTTCGTGAGGCACCGCAAGAGAAATTTGTCTCATCTGAAGAACGTCGCAAGATGTGGAAGGATGAATGGACACAACGAGCATTGCCTGCTGTTCCGGATATTCCGGGGTGGCACTTTTGCTGGTTATCGACGACCAATGCGTATGACAGTATTGATAAGCGAATCCGACTCGGATATGTGCCTGTGAAAGCAGAAGAGATACCGGGGTTCGAGAATAATCGCGTAAAGTCTGGTCAACACGATGGTTATATCGCGTGTAATGAAATGCTTCTCTACAAGCTTCCTATGGATATCTATCAGGAAGTAATGGCAGAGATGCACCATCATGCCCCGCTTGAAGACGCGGAAAAAATCCGAGTTCAAGCAGAGCAGATGCAGGGCCGCGATAGCTCAGGCAAGAGTCTGGGTTCGATAGAAGGCGAAGGTTTGGGCGAAATTGATAAACCGATACCTGCTCCAGTATTCGCTGGGTAGGTAACAAATAGGAGTTAATATGTCTTCGACTAATGCTCCGTTCGGCTTGCGTCCTGCTTTTCATCCCTCTGGGCTGGATCGCGCTCAGGCGCTGGCTAACGGTATTGCGTCGGCTTACAACACCGACATTCTCAAGGGTCAGCCGGTCAAGCTGAACAGCAGCGGTAACATCGTTGTTGCAGCGGCTGGTGATTCTTTTCAAGGTGCTTTTGCTGGTGTGGAGTGGACTGATACGACTGGTCGCCGTCGCGTCAGCAACTACTGGCCCGCAAATACGGCGTATGTTGCCGGTTCCTGCGTTGCTTATTTCTACAACGATCCGAACATCGTTTATGAAATCCAAGCGGCTGGTTCGCTGGCGCAAACGGCTATTGGTGATATGGCTGACCTGTCGAACACGACGGCTGGCTCGACCACCACTGGTCTGTCGCAATGCACGCTGTCCACGACTCTCGTTGGTGCTGGTAACTCGGCGCAAATGCTGATTCGTGATCTGGCCCCGTACCCCGACAATGCTTGGGGCGATGCGTACACGATTGTGCGCGTAACCATTAACGAGTCGCAATTCAATGCGTCCGTTAATGCTATCTAAGGGAGGCTAGAACATGCCTGCTCCAATGAGAAGTACTGACTTTCGTAGTATTGTTGAGCCGATCCTCAACGAATGCTTCGATGGCGTGTACGAACAACGTGCCGACGAATGGTCGCGTGTTTTCCGCGAACAACAAGGCATTCCGCGTAACTACCATGAAGAACCGGTTCTTTACGGTTTTGGTGCTGCTCCGCAACTGCCTGATGGCACGCCGGTCACGTACCAACAAGGTGGTGTTCTGTTCCTCCAGCGTTACGTCTACAACGTGTATGGCCTTGCCTTCGCGCTGACGAAAGTGCTGGTTGAGGACGGTGACCACATCCGTATCGGTCAGGTTTATGCCAAACACCTTGCTCAGTCGCTGATTGAGACGAAGGAAACGCTCTCCGCGAACGTGCTGAATCGTGCGTTCAACAGCGCGTACCCCGGTGGTGACGGTGTGGAACTGAACTCGGCTTCGCATCCGATTGTTAACGGCACGTTCAGCAACTTGCTGACCACTGCTGCTAACCTTTCGCAAACGTCGCTGGAACAGATGCTGATCCAGATTCGCCAAGCGGTTGACAACAACGGCAAGAAGATTCGTCTTGTGCCGCGTCAACTGGTGGTGGCTCCGGGCAATATCTTCCAAGCGGAAGTTCTGTTGAAGAGCGTTCTGCGTACTGGCACTGCCAACAACGACCTGAACCCGATCAAGTCGATTGGCCTGCTGGACGAAGGCGCTGCGGTTCTGTCGCGTCTTACCAATGCTTCGGCATGGTGGGTGCAGACGGATGCGCCGGAAGGCATGAAGCTGATGATGCGCCGTGGTCTTGAAAAGACTATGGAAGGTGACTTTGAAACGGATTCGATGCGTTACAAAGCTACCGAGCGTTATACGATCGGCTGGACGGATCCCCGGGCGATGTTCGGCACGCCGGGCGTCTAAGTAATAAGGCTATGCGGGGGTGCCTAAAACCCCCGCACTACACTCGTTAAACTTTTCAAGAAGGAAACGATATGCCGCAATTTAGTGATGATTTGTTTCTGGGTTCAGCCCAGACGTATATGGGGGTTAATACCAACTCTGCGTTGGGTGACCCTTCTTCGATGGATTTGGGCGTTGGCCCCGTTGGTCGCATTTATGTGTGGGACACTGTTCCTGCTGCTAAAGTGGCTAACAATCTGGTTACCAGCACGACTCCTGCCGCTTCAGGCTCTCTGACTCTTACGGCTGGCACTAGCGTTACTTCTGTTACGCTTAACAGTGGTTCAACGGCTTACCAGTTGGATGTTCCGCGTGCTGTGGCTGTGGCGCAAGTTGCTGCTGGCACTTCGCGTAACTTTACTGTTTCTGGTTTTGATTATTATGGTCAAGCCATGAGTGAAGTTATTGCTTCTACCGCTGGTTCGACGGTTAACGGCAAGAAAGCTTTTTTCCAGATTACTGGGATTACGGTGAGTGGTGCTACCACGACTGCCATTACTGTTGGAACTGCCGATATTATTGGTTGTCCGGTTCGCTTCAACGACAAGGGTTACATTGCTCGTTGTGGCTGGAATAACACTTTGGCTGAAGATGCGGCTACGGTTGTTGTGGCTGATGCTACGACTGCTACGACTACGACTGGTGACGTTCGCGGGACTGTTGTTCCGAGTTCGGCTTGTGATGGTGCAAAACGGCTTGTTGTGGCGGTTCTGTTGACGGCTATCCAATGCGGCCCGAATGCTACCCGCGCTGGCGCTCTTGGCGTAACGCAGGCTTAATAGGAGACCAACATGGGTCAGTTCAAATATAACGTCAAGATGGAATCTTCTGAGCCTTCGGTTGTGCTGAAGCTCAAAAAAGGCGGTCATGTCAACAAGAAGGCCGCTGCCAAGTCTGAGCATGGTCACAAGCCAATGCACAAGTATGATGGTGGCGCTATGGACGTTCTGGCGCGGACTCCCGCGATGGTTGGGCGTCCTGCTGTGAATGCGCCTGTGCGTGTTCCGGCTAAACCTTCGCTGGCTGCTCGGCGTCGTGCTATGGCTGCTATGCCTGCTCCTGTTATGAAAGAAGGTGGCAAGGCTGATATCGCGCAAGATAAAGCGATGATCAAGAAGGCTATCAAACAGCATGATGCTCAAGAGCATAAAGGCGGTAAAGGCACCAAGCTGAATCTGAAGACTGGTGGCGTGGCTATGGGTAATGCTGGTGGCTACAAGAAGGGCGGCGCAGTAGCAAAGGATGGCATCATCAAGTCCGAGAAAGGTGTCGGCCCTTACAACACCACTGAAATGCACGAAGCCAAGCCGGATCGCAATTCGGCACCGACTGGCGGTGTGAAGGTGGGTAATGCTGGTGGTTATAAGCATGGCGGCAAGGCTCAGCGCAAAGCCAAAGGCGGTCTTAGCTATGTGAACGGGAATGTGACCACCTCGCACCCGGGTGTGACCAACACCAAGACTGGTGAGGTTACGAAATCGACCAAGCCGGGTGAGTATAAGAAGGGTGGTGCGGCAAAAAAGTATGCTGACGGTGGCCGCGTAGAAGATAGCGGACGCGCCGTCAAGATGCCGCAGGGTCACAAGAAGCCTACTCCTCCTGTTGCAATCAATGAGCTTTCTGGCACCTTCAAAAAAGGTGGTCACGTAAAGCGCAAGTCTGAGGGGGGTTCTGCTGATGAAAACAAGGCATACGAGCGTTGGAAAGCTAACGAAGCAGCGGAAAATCGTGCTGATCGTTCTGTGATGGAAAATCTGCCTTCCAAGCTCGTTGAATTGGGTTCTCGCGCTGCTAAGAAGATTGGTGACACTTTCCGCAATATGGGTAGCGTTACCAATACCGAGCGCGAAGTCAGCCGCACAGTAACGCCTCCGCAGAGAAAGCGTGGCGGGATGTGCTGGGGTGGTAAGGCTAAATAAGGCAAGGGAGCTTCGGCTCCCTGCTTTTTAGAGGATTCCTATGAAAGTTCAAACTGTTTCCAAGTCTGCTGTTGGCTCCAGTTCCGCGCTGGTCATGAACACCAATTGCACCCCGTTTAACGTGGGTTTTGGCGTTGTTGTGAGTGGCACTGTTAATTACACAATTCAACATACTTTTGATGATCCGGCTGTTGGTTTTACGACTTGGTATTCTCATCCGACGATTGCCAGCAAGACTGACAATCAGGACGGAAACTATGCTTTTCCGGTTACGGGTATTAAGTTGCTGATCAATTCGGGGACTGGCACTTATAGCGCCACTTTGAATCTTGTTCAGGCTGGTATTGCGTAATGCCTTACGTTGGGTATACGGGTGTAGCAAATCAAGCAAATACCAGCGATGGATTTGCAAGTGAGGCCAATGCACAAAACCCGCCAACTTTGACGAACCAATGGGGTTTGTATGTTGGTGATACCGGAGTTGTTGACCTGTATCACAACGGAACTCCTCCGGTTACCTTTTACATCCTCATGGAATCCACTGGATATGTTCTCCAAGAAGATTCGTATAAGATTGTTTTGGAGTCATCTTAATGGCTGATCGAGACGCAAATTGGTACAAGATCAGAAATATATGGTATTGCATGAAAAGAAAGTAGAGGTATAAATTGGCTGATCAGAAAATCTCCGCAATGCCATCAGCCTCAACGCTGACTGGCGCAGAGCTTGTCCCGCTTGTGCAGTCGGGTGCTAATGTCAAGGCAACGCTGAACACAATTCAATCGTTTACCTATGGTGCAAATGCGTCGTTTGAAGACTTTACAAACCAGACGCTGGCCTCTGCAAATACGCCTGCGGTGGTGTCATTCAATACAACCGACTGGGCAACTGGCATCACACTGGTTTCTGGTACTCAAGTCAAAGTTGCCAACGCAGGAAAGTACAATTTTCAATTTAGTATTCAATTTGATTGCTCTGATACTCAGTTGCAAGACACCTACGTCTGGTTGCGTAAAAACGGCGTAGACATTGGTGGATCAAATGGTTTGGTTTCTGTCCCTAACAAGCATGGTGGCGTCAATGGTCACGCAATTGTGGGCTGGAACTTCTTCTTGAACCTTGCGGCAAACGACTACATTCAACTGGTTTGGACAGCGACCTCAACAACAATTTCGATTGCAACTTATGCGGCAGGCGTTAATTGGCCTTCCACCGCATCTGTTGTGATGACAGTCAATCAGGTGTCTTAATGCCAGTCAAATCTAAGGCTCAATGGCGTTTGATGCAGGCTGCTGCTCATGATCCTGCTGTAGCCAAGAAAACCGGTATTTCAAAGGGAACCGCAGAAGAGTTTATTAGCGCAACAAAAGCGCCGAAAAAGCTGCCGGAACATAAAAAAGACGGTGGGGGTTTGTATGCGAACATTCATGCAAAACGTGAAAGAATCGCTCATGGCTCTGGTGAAAAAATTCGTAAGCCCGGTCAAGCCGGTGCGCCCACAGCGAAAGCGTTCAAGCAAGCCGAGAAAACAGCGAAAATGAAGTCTGGCGGCGTGTCTTTATCTGTTGGTCGCGGTGAAAAATTGTCTGTTGAGCGTGGTGCGGGGCTTACGGCAAAGGGTAGGGCAAAGTATAATAGGGAAACAGGTAGCCATCTAAAGGCACCGCAGCCGCAAGGCGGTTCTCGCAAGGATTCATTCTGCGCCCGGATGTCGGGGGTTGTGAAGCACGCTTCAGGCGACGCACCGAGGGCAAAAGCATCACTACGCCGTTGGAAATGCCCGGACTGGTAGAGGAATGAATACATGGCTACATCAGGAACCGTTGGGCAAACCGTAATCAATGTACAGCAGCTTATAGATCACGGCGCTCGTCGTTGCGGGAAACTCGCAGAAGAACTGACCTCAGAGCAACAGGTATCCGCAAGGGAGAGCCTGTTTTTCCTGCTTTCCAATCTTATCAATCTTGGCATCCAGTATTGGGCTATTGATAAGCACGTTTTTGGCCTTAATGCCAATCAATATATCTACGAGTTGCCTCTAGGGGCTAATGATGTATTGAATGCGCTATATCGGCGTATGAATCGTCCTACCCCTAATTCAACGGGTGGATATATCAATACTGGTGGTGGTGTTACGGCAAACGCTTTTGATAGCGCGACTGATACCTATTGCCAGCAAACAATTGCGAACGCGGCGCTTGGTATTAATTATGGAACAGACAATCTTGTTTATGCTGGTTCCATTGGTGTTCTTCCTTATGTAGCAAATATTGGTAGTGCAAGCTGGTCTTTTGTGCTTGAGTATTCTTCTGATGGGTCTACGTGGAATACGCTAGAAGATGTTGGGACGGTTACCGTTACCGATAATCAATGGTTATGGTATGACATAGACCCCGGCCAAACCTGCGAATACTATCGAATTCGCGCTTATAACGGTACTACGCTGGCTTTGCGTGAATTCTATGTTGGTAATAACAGCACTGAGATTACGATGGCGCGGCTAAATCGTGACGATTACACGAACCTGCCGAATAAGAACTTTACGGCTAATCAGCCATTCCAGTATTGGTTTGACCGGACTATTCCTAAACCAAAAATGTATCTATGGCCTACCCCTTCTGATCCTTTTGTGCAGATGACCGTATGGTATTCGCGCCAGATTCAGGATGTGGGTGCGCTACAGAATCAACTGGAAATCCCGCAACGATGGTATGAGGCTACTGTGATGATGCTCTCTCACAGGATGGCGCTGGAATTGCCGGGGGTAGCTATGGATCGTATCGGGTATTTGGAAAAGATGGCAGATATGTATCTGTCGCAAGCTGAGGCTGAAGAGCGCGACAAATCTCCGATTTATCTGGCTCCTAACGTGTCGGTATACACAAAATAAGGGTAAATAATGCCCCGTTTCCTAGACACTCGCGGCCTGTCAGACATTGCAATATTTATCTGTGATCGCTGCCGATTAAAGAGGCCGCACGCGGAAGCCAGAAATGATCCGAATTTCCCCGGTCTTTTGGTGTGCGCTCAGGGGTGTGCTGATCAGAAAGACCCTTACCGACTTCCTGCGCGGCAGACAGAGCGAATTACTATTCGTTTTCCGCGTCCGGATGTAAGTGTTGCGGTTAATCCTAACAATTTGACCACTGGTGATTACGGTGGTTATGTAATTTCTACGGATACAAGCGGTGGAATTGTTCAAACCGATGGTAATTTGGATGGTTTGAGCGTGACGCCGCCTACAGAAAATGCCTAACGTAAAAATAACTGATCTACCTGCGGCGCAGCCCCTTACTGGGTCTGAATCTGTCCCTGTTGTTCAGGATGGAATTACGGTTAGGACTACTACGGGGGCTATTTCAGCGGCTCCGTCGCAGACTCAGACGTTCATTACGGTCAATCAAGAGCCTACTTTACCGAATAGCAGGGCGCTTTCTAGCGTTTCTGGCATTGGGATTACGGATAATGGCGCACAATCGACCATAAGTCTGTCTTTGCAGGGTGCTGCGGCTTCTTTAAACGCTGCTGGAGAGGGTTTTGCGGTAAAAACGGACGCCAATACCATAACGCCCAGAACAATCGCTGTAAGTGGCTCTGGAATAGCCATAAGCAATGGCGATGGGCAGGCTGGAAATCCTACGATTAGCCTAGATGGGCTGGTTTTGTCGTTGGCTAACGTATCTGGGGCTGGAATTGCTGCTTTCCCGAATAATGGGACGATAACTCCGAGGATTTTGACCGGAACGGCTGGCAATATTTCCGTTACCAATGGGGATGGCGCTGCTGGCGACCCTGTTTTTGACCTTGTAAATACGGCTGTAACCGCTGGAACATACGGATCATCCTCTCAAATTCCTGTTGTTACGATTGATGCCAAAGGCCGCGTAACTAGCGCATCTAATGCTGCTATTGCCTATACAGGAACGGTTAATTCAGTATCTGTTGCCACTTCTAATGGATTTGCAGGCACTTCCAGTGGGGGCGCTAATCCTGTTCTTACGTTGTCTACGACTGTTACGGGGATTTTGAAGGGAAACGGAACCGCAATAAGTGCTGCCACTTCCGGAACTGATTATGCCCCTGCTACCAGTGGAACAAGCATTCTTTATG